AGATCGGTTGATGGAACCGTCTCTATCTCGGGAGGTTACGAGAATGAAGAGAGCGTATAGGGGCACGGAAACAAACTGGAGTGAGTTTCCAGTTCCAAATGATTTCAAAACCCAAATCGAATGGGCGCTAGCATTAACCGAATGGAGGAAATTTGAGGGAATGAGTCAAGCCGAGTTAGCAAAAAACCTAGGAGTAACACCAAGTTTCATTTCCTTCCTTGAAACATGCCGGGAACGGATTAGTGAAACAATGAGCGCGTGCTTTTTGGAGCTAAAAAAGAGTGGCCCGGAAGCTGCAAAAGCTAAAAGAAAAAAACTGCTAATCCAAAAAATAATGGGTTAGCTATGAAGGTAAAGGATTGCCAAGCTTGTCTCGATCGATTCAGTGGACCGACAGGCTACCTTGAACTAATTACAGATTTGGCGATTGAGTTCGAACACTCAATCGAGGATGCAAATGAATTCATTGGTGTTGAATCAAAGCAATATCTTGACAGGAACTGTGAATGCCATGAATTCGAGAAACGCAACAAAGCCAATGGATCAGTTGCCGAGACGGCCGAATTGCCCTTTTTGAATGCGATAGCATCGGCAAGGCTAAAAAGAGGAAGCAAACAAAAATAAAAAACGGATCCTGAAATAGATCCGTTTCTGTTTTTTGTGCTGCAAAATATTTTTCTTGCTCTCTTGGAAGTTGTTGTTTTTTCTATTGGCGGTATTATAATAATAGTGTGAGCGTTGCGAATGGGCGCAACGCGAAAACGGAAGGCAAGAAAATGTCAAATCAGGAATTGTTCGGAATGATCAACTGGAACAATCGAACCTCCGAAACCAAAATGGTTGGAACCGTTAAAACGCAGTCTCAGGGCTGCGGAGTGACGCTCAGAGTGATTGGTGGAGAAACAGTTGAGGGAACAGCCCTTGAGGTTTACAGGGCTATGGTCTGGATGTTTCCGGGTCAATTCCCAATTAAATAAGCGCAACGCAAAAAACTAAGATCCTTATACATGGTTACGCTATATAAAACAAAAGGCTCCAAATTGGAGCCTTTTGTTTTTCTTTTGCTATTACGGACACTTCTTAACTTCCAATTCTTCCCCATCCCAATAAACCACTTCCGCGCTGCTTCCATGCTGAACCCCGCTCAAATGTTCCCATAACCAACTCCGTTGCCCCTTCTTCGCTCCATGCTCCCACGGTGCGCCCTGAATCAATCTCGAAAACTTCAAGCTGCCAACAACCGGATTTTCCCATTCTACAGAATCAACAGGAGTCGAAAGTTTAAATCTATTTTCATCAAATTCAATATCAACCTCAACACTCCCATTCCATTCATTGCTAATGTTTCCAATAGCTAGCCTTCTATGATAGTTCGTTCCATGTCCACATCCGCCAAAATTCCCGGCATCTTCATATAGAAGGTTTGCGGAGTAGGTCACTTCCAAGCCCATCTTGTCGCCTGAATCGCATTTGCCCGGAACCAAACACGGACTTGTATTATAGCCCCTTGCGGCAACTTCCAAAATAGGAAGAGAACGATCTAGCGGTTCACCCTCTTTTTCTGCCACTAAATTAAATAGAGCAAAATTATCAGAAGTTTTCGATAGCGGAAGCCCAAACAAACCGCGAATAATTATTTTAATCATGCCTTTTGTAATGCTACGAACATTTACCGTCGGCGTTTGCGTTGGCGTTGGTCTTGCCGTTGGAGCGGGGATGGACGGAATGGGAGTTACTTGTTGCCACATTTCGGTTGGAGTTGGCGAAACCTGCGGTTCAATGCAATTCTGTAAAACCTCACAAGGCTTAGGCATAAAACCGCAACCCGAAATAAACCAAGCCATAAGGACAAAAATAACAAGTGTAATCCCGATAATAAACAAATCCTGAACGATTCTCGATCTTCTGTTTGCGCTCATTGCATTCCATCCTGTTTTGTTTTTTACTTGCATGGAAACATTCCATCTATTTTGCCGCAACCAATGATCAAGTCTATTTCGTCATCAGTTGAATTACAAACAACATCATTCAAAGTATTGCAAGCGCTCTTAATCCCGTTCACGGCTTTGGCATGTTGCCTTGAAAGATAATTCTTATACAATGCCTCACTCTTTTTCTTCTCTTCTTTTGATGTTGCGTTCATTGGTTTCATTCTTGCTGCTAGCATGGCATTGTTCCTTAACTGTTTTGATTTGGGTTGACTTGGTTTCCGCTTATTTGCTTGCGATTCGCAAGTATCGAAAGAGAATTTTCAATACTTTTCATAGCGTCCGTGTTATTGGATAAGATTGATTTGACTTCCTCTCCATGAATCTTTTCTACTTCAATCCGCTTGTCTTTTTCCTTGAGCAGAAGCATTGAGGTGTAAGCGGATATTACGAAGAATAAAACAACGCCACAAGCCAAAACAAGGGAATTGTTGCTTTCGCTCAACTTAACAGCGGCTTGTCCTGCTTGGCTTATGACTTGCGTTGTGGTTATTGGATCGGCTTGTGCAAAGAAATGAAAAAACGGTTGCATATCTATTCACTCTATTTTTACTCGACTTGTTCTAGGCATAAAAAGCAATCGAAACCTTTGCCAGAATATTGCTGAATCATATTTACCTAACTTGTTATGGGTTGCCTTGTTCAAACCAAAGAATTGGAAACCCTGCTTGAGAATCAGTTAATCCAATATACAGATCCGATGGATCTATAATGCTAGGCGCTCCATTGTTTGCCCATCCCTCAATGTTTTCGTATGCTGTATGGAATATTTGTTTATGAAACGAGTAAATATTTCCCCCGTCTGTGTCTTGTTGAATTTGTCCAGACGAATAGAAATTATGGTCTGAAGAATAAGGTTCGTTTACAAGAATTCCGCTTGATGTTGTTATTCCGGCATGTTGCGAGTTCGTTCCAATTGCTTCGGTATTATTAAGAAAACCAATAAAATAAGGTCCAGTGTCAATGTAATTTTGGTACGCTTTCGACTTGACGCCATTAGATGAAGCGTCAATTGCGCCAAAATCAGCATACAAACTATACGGAACCCCGTTAACATTCCTATACAACGTTGGTCTAATTTTCGCGTTAGAATCGAGCCTTGACGCTATAACGGTAAACTTTACGTTTTCAATATAGGTTCTTTGGTGCATGAAACACGGATAGAAGCCAAACCTTAGATCATCAAAATCAGCATTAAAAATTGAAATCTGAAAAAACTTCCAACCGGGAACAAAATGTTTAGCTGTAGACTCATAAGGTCCAATATTGTCAAAAGGATAAACTCTCGGACTTTGCTTGACACCGTTTATAATGTCCATATTTGTTACCCTTCAAAATCAACAACAGCGATCACGGTTGAAGTTTTTCCACTTGCTGCCGGAGCAATAACAGAAACAATCGATCCGCTTGGAATTGGAATTGCAACATCATAAACCCGCGTAAATTCAGTTTGGGAATTCAGAGAAATGGTGTCTAAAATCCTATCGTAGTCCGTTCCCTCTCTGTGCGTCAGCTCCACAGAAATATCAAGCGAAACCGAACCGGAATATTTCACGGAAACCATTTTAAGGTTTCCAGAATTTCGCTCTGTAGTTTCGCAATCAATTTGAAGCTCTGTATTAGTGTCACTCTTCCCAGAAAATTCACCTCTCGATTTTGAGTCTGAAGGCGTTATGTATGCAGGATTTACGGTATTCGCCATGACTTAACCCTCACTTATTGTATCACAATACCATATAAACAAACATAAAACAACCAAGCACTTTACCAAATGACAACCATGCAATCTAGTAAGGTTATACCACTGTTATTTATATAATTTATATCCCAACTCGTTCCAGAATTGTATGACACGGAAACGTCAAAGTAATGCGATTCAATTGGAGTTGTGTTTCCAAACACAAAAAACTTGACAACCGGAATATCTGCTGAACTTGACTTATTTGGAATATTCAATGTGAATGTTCCGCTTCCAAGTAAGGTTTGAGTTGCTGTATATGTTGGACGTGCCCACTTTGAACCGATCAAAGCATGAGCTTGAGTTTCGCCGCCGCCAACCGAACCATTTTGAAAGTTCCTATTCTGACAAATGCCATCCAAATATTTATCGGTAGCAAATGCTTCATCTTGGAATCCGACTTCAGGAACCCTGATTCCATTATTCATCCTGATTTTGTTCGCAACAAATGAACTCAAAAAACCGGATTCACCACAGTAACCGGAGCTTTTCTTGTAGTCTAGCAAAGCAAATCCTATCGACGGCAAGACACTACGATTCCTATTTGCTCCGGTTGCTCCAAGCAATTCAAACCTAGCGCCAGAACCTCCGGCCGTTGACTGAAAAACAAAGAGTCCTCTTGTTTTACTGTCCACCGTTGAGTCATAAAAACAAGAAAGCAAAACGGGATTAGTGTCAAATACTTCCGCTTTCATTTTCGTTTCAATGTAATCAGCAAGATCGTTTAGTTCGTAAGTATCAGGATCAAGCTGAACATTGTAAACCGCTGAAACATAACCAGAATCGGGATCCGCAAACCTGAAATCTAAATAATCATTTTTCCCTGTTACAATCCTAATTGTATCTTCAAAGTTATATGTTCTCTCTGTGTATGTTCCATCGTGTTTGTGCCCGGTTGTTTCATCTAATAAATACTCAATTGTTTTTCTATGGTGCTCTAGCGCCAAAATATTGTTTCTGAAAGCCAATGCAAGATAAGCGGTTAGCGGCTTGTATTCGTGCGTTAATTCAGCAGGTATATTTATATGACTCATCTTTCACCTATGTTATCGAAGCAGATCCATAACAGGCAACATATACGCCTGAAATTGGATTTATTGCATTGTTTTTCACATATATTTTATTGTTGTCTTGCATATCAGCTAAAAACCCGCCATCTTCACTGTTCGCAAAAACACAATATGGAATCGGATAGCCTCTGTTATGCGCAAATTCAGCAGTTGAACCACCGTTGATTGTTTTCGGGCTTGATATGGTTGGTTCGCCAACCTCGGATCTTTGCATTGAATCGTCGATGGTTTTGCTTGTTCCGATGGCTCCGCTTGCTGTTTTCAATCCAGTGACAGATCCATCCTTTGCCGTTCGATTGCTTACGGCGTTAGCAGCAACAGCAATGACGCCACCAGTTCCTACCGGTGGACCCCCAGGATATGTTGATCCGGGATCATGATCGTGCTCATCGGCTTTTTGTTTTTCGCTTCCGGTTTTAGTTTCCAGATCTACCCTGATTTGATCAAGCGATTTAGAAAACTTCGTTACGTTGCCTTTGTGCGTTGCGGATGGATCGCCATCCCCTAGAATCATTCCTGTTTTTGGATTTGGAGAAACCTCATCATTTCCAATAATGATACTAAGCATAAATCCTCCTACATAAAATAAATATCAATCCCATGCACTCCGGTTCCGTCGTCACTCCAATTCCCTGCATCCGGTGAAGTATGCGCATAAGCAAAAACAAATCCAAATTTCAATGTAGAATTTGATTGATCGCAAAGATAAGCAGCCCCTCCAACTTGCTGCATAATGACTCCCTTTTTCCCTTTTGGATTTGATACTATAAAAGTGTCTCCTTCATAATTAAAATCATCATGGGTTGAATCATGCAACGGCGTTCCGTCTGCATTGTAGGTTGGATCCGCTGTGATATGCCAACCAATTGTGCCATTTATTTTTACGGGAGTTATGCAAAGGTTAGCAAAATTACCGGATTGCATTGTATTTGCTGCAATTTTGGATTGATCGAAAGCATCTGTTTCGATCATTTCATTCAGTCTTACTGCATCATTCGCTATTCCATTTTCACCTATAGGATTATCGGAATGATCATGCGTTTCAATAAATTCTGTTATAGCTTCAACGTTTGGATCGACTCCGCTTGATCCGGTTCCTTCACTCCATAAATACAAATCCTTAGCAAGCAAACCAGTTAATTCATCCAGCAATGTTTCCGTCATTGGCGAATTAGTGTTTAGTTGGCTATTATTTATAGTGGGCCATGAAGTCATGTTTGTTTAGCTCCAAGAATAAGGTTCGTCACCGTTACTCATTTGCTCAGTTGCCTCGTCCGCAAGCCAGGCAAACGTGTTTTTCTCTTCCGTCGTTGCGCTAGTATAATCAACAGTTCCGGCCGGAGAAATAACCCCGCGTCTCCCTGCCTTCAACGGTTTAGTCAAGTCAATAAGCTCGAATGATATTTTATTTTGGTCAGGCTTAGAGTTTAGGACCGTTCCATATCGGATCGCATCCGGGCCAATTCCGTCCAAGTCTTTGTAGTGCATCGTCTTTATCTCAACAATGTCACCGGGTTCAATAAGATGCTTCTTGAAAAAGCAATCAATCGACAACAGGAAAGCGGGATCGCCATACAGTTGAAAGATTTTATCCATTACAGCGTAGGCCGTTCCAACTCCTCCGTTAATAGATTGCAATCCTCTGGATTTAATTTCAATGATTCTTTTTTGGTTCTTGTATTTACCGGAAAGAAACTGAGGTGAAGCCCTCATTGGAAGCTCAAGTAAAAAGCTACTTCCATCATAATCAAGAAAAAACTTGATATGCGTAACATGGTATTCGCGTGAATCTTTAATTGATGGTCTTTTGGCGTCAAGAATGTTGGAATCGTCAAGCCGTTCGAGGGTTGCACTAGGGTTTGGCGAAACTGGATAAACAATCCTTGGTCTTCCTTGTCCGCTTAAAATAAAATAACCTCCAAGCGCCAAAGCGAAATCATTGTCAATAATACTCTTGACGCTTTCGTCTCCCGAAAAAGTCATATCAATAGGAATCGCCATAACTTGATCTCTCATTGTCAACATATAATCAGCATCAACTTCATTTAATTCTGGAGTCGCTGGATCATAATACATTCCAGCACCGGCCCAAACGGGCCATACATTGTAATCTGTTGACGGAGAATCGCCACCCGAAATCAGAAGCTTCAATGCAAGATCGATCGCATTACCTTGAAGTCTTACTCTATCATAAACGCCATCTGAATCAGAATCAATTAAAGTCAAACTTCCGCCGTCAAACTCTTTTTCGGTCGTAGTGAATGGCTCACTTGCAATGTCTTTTGATGCGAAAATTGGAGAGTTGATCTTGGACATTGCATCTGAAACTTCAAGATCAAATAAATCGCCATCGCCAGCAAAATTAAAATCAGATACTTGAGCGGGATTCATGACGGTCAAAAAGTCGTCAATGTGCATCCCGCGAAAGCCGAGCTTGACAACGGCAGGAACCCCCAAAAATTCGTTTACTTGCCTTGCCGTTGAGAGAACTTGATTGGCGTCGGTCAAACTGAACTTCATATTGCCAACTGAACTTGTTCCATCAAATAACATAAGTGTGGCGGGTTGTAAGATTGGTTCTTTTGTAATGATTTGATATGTTGATAACCCTATGACTTGATCTGTGCTAAGATTCAAATTAACTGGTTCGCCAAGCTGCAACAAATAAATCTTATCAAAGCATCCGCTTTCATTGTGTATTTCATATTCAACATTAGTATCAATCATGTTTCACCTTAAACTTATTATGTCATTCTGGTTTCAATGAGTTGCATTCTTACGTTGTAAAGATTATCGCCAGAATCAAACTTAACATTCCTTCCTTTTTGCGAAGGAGAACAAACGCAACGCCAAACTGTTCTTTCCAGATTTGGCGGGTTCTCCTCATCATAAAGATCTTCGATCTCAAAAGTATCACCGCTCAACAGCGTATCACCAACGGCAAGACCTTCAATCATAAGATCATTGAAAATAATGTTTCCAGGATACTGCCCAGCAATATCAATTCCAACAAGCATGAAAGCGCCAGCGTTTGACATGTATGATGAATGTGTATCACTATCAACCTGAACACCACCAACAAATAACTTAATCGATCCACTTCCTGAATTAGTTCCGTCAAAATCCTCATACGATAAAGCAAGATGAAACTCATCCCCTTTTGCAATCGTATGAGTTCCTGAATTCACTTGCAACCTAGTTAAGCTTCCGTTATCAAGATAAACATATCCATAAAATCTACCATTGTCATCGACATTAAATCCAATTCCAACGGGGTTAATTGTTCCTCGTTCTCCTGATTCCATGATTTGCATTAAAGTAGAAGGAGCATTTGTTGTAGTCCAAGGAATCGTTACCCAAATGTGAACTGTAAATTTAAGTCTGGATCCCGCTTGATGTTGATTGGTTTGAAGAACATAAGCAATGGGATTTACAAAATAAAGTTCTTCGTTCGAGTCCCGTGAACCGTCCGCGCTCCTTGTGCTACCACTTTCAGCAAGAGCTTTGAACGGAGTAGCAAAAGCGCGCGGTTCAACCTGAATGTTTGTTACAGAAATAGGAGCATTTCTCAGGTTTGCGGAATACTCAAAAACAAGTCGCGCAGTTGTGTCGGTCACGCTTCCGATGGTTCCAGAGTCCATTACAGTTGTAAAATAATACCATTGAGGCGTTGACTTTGGCGAAATGGTTCCAAGTGTGATTGTATTTCCTGTTCCGTCTGCGCATTTGATTTTTAAGACTAGCGTTCCAGTCAAACTTGATTCTATATTTCGTTCTGCTCTAGCCAAAATAGAAACAGTGATAAAACCCAGATTATCAAGTTGATCCGGCATTTCGAAATCTTTATACCAGTTCCCTGAACCAGTTGAATTCTTAGCGCGAACCCTTCCCCAAAAACTGGCTGGTCCATCGGGTGGAATATATTTGATAACCTGAAGATCGATGTTTGCGCTTTGTGTTATTGTTCCGACACCATCTTTCCAGTCTCCATTTGGAAAATAATTTGTTTTGTCATAAACTCCTGGATTGCTTTCGAAGACGCCAATAGCTCCCTTTTTGTATTTTCCTCCAAGCGGAATTTTGGAGTAGCTTCCACTAAAGAACCTATGCCCCCTATAGTCATAATCCTCGATTCCTGTAGCGTGAAATAGTTTAGTCCCGTCTCGCATAAGTTCAATTTGGTGTCCGCGTGATAGGCTACGCTCTTGCGTTAAAAGCAAACGATTCTTTAGCGCCAAATCACAACCCACAACTTGAACGTCAAGCATATCAAAGTTTTGCCCAACGTGTGTTTCTGTCGTTCCATTCCAAGATCGATTTACTTCAACCTGGTTGTTGGTTGTATCCGGATCAATTTCAAGATACTCTGTCAAATCGTAGGAAGCGCAGTTGAAAACCTCGATGATTCTAGGCAAGCCGCGTATTTGCTCAAATTGCGTATCAGACATTTGCGAAACCCTTACTTGTTTTTATTTGGTTTTAGATGCAATTAGCGTTCCGTTGTTGAATATAACGTGTTGGCTCAAGGCTTTGCTTATTGCTGGAGCAACCGCCCGAGCAACGTCATCGGCAGGAGTCAGCATGTTCCGAAGCTCAACAACAATTTTGAGCGTTCCTAAAACTCTATCAGGATCGCCACTTCCCGCCATTGAATTGAATGGATTTGCTCCGGTTTCATTTGCGTAACTTAATGCTTCATCGCCAAAAGCTTTCCGACCACGTTCATTCAAAATAAATTCTTGAGAGTTTGCCTTGTCAGTGAATCCGAAAGAATCGCTTCGACCGAAACCGGGAACCCGTCCAAGTGGACCGCCTTCCTCGTGCGCCATTGCAGCCTCACCGGACGCCATGAGCCCCTTGAAAATTGCCAAGTATGTGGAGTAGACACTTGGGCCAATCACGGGAATGCTTGCCGTCCATGCTGCGATAGCGCTTGGAACCGTAGCAGATTGCGCGGCCTTTTTTGCTGCACTCGTAGCAACTGCCGATCCAGCCGTCGCAACGTCTTTTGCAATCGCAGTTGCAGCCATTTCAACAAATGTGGCAACAGCTTTCATTGCAAACTCTCTGATAAGTCCGCCAACCACTTCATTGAATGATTTATGCTCAAAAATCATTTGATTGAGAGCGCCAGAAACGGTCGAGCTTATCTTTTTTGCGTAATCAGCATATTGCTTTTCATGCGCTGTATTGATCTTTTTCTGTTCAGTCAAAAGATCAAGCTCTACTTTCTTGCGAAGTGCCGCGCTAGCTCCAGCCGCTTTAGAGACGGATTGATACAGAGCGATCTTTTTCCTTGAGATCTGCTCTTCGGTTCCGCCCTCAAACTCAATTAAGGCAATGCGTTCTTCAACAGCGGCTTGAATTGCTTCGTTTTTTTCTTGCTCAACTTTTAATTCGGATTCCTTTATTTTATCTTTCCTTTCAAGCCTATCACTTTCGCCTTTCATCTCCTTCTCTTCACGCTCTATATTGGCTTGATCGATAACTTCATTTATCTTTTGCTGATAACCCATTTGCGCATTCAGATCATCTTCATGCAATGCGTTGAATGTGTCTTGATATTGAAGCAAAAGCTCAAGTTCTGCTCGCTTGCTTCCATCCGTCATGGAAAGCCGTAGATCCATTTCGGCTTGTAAGCCTTCTTGCGCATCCCTTAACCTATCGGATTCGATTTTCTTTCTTTCTGTAGCGGCTTCTTTCGCGTCTTTATTTATTTCATCTCGAGACGCTTTATTTTCGCTTCGGATCATGTCATTGATCCGCTTGTTCGTCTTTGGCATACGCTCAAGATCGGCAGCGTATTCTTCTTGAAACTTCTTTATTTCCGCAAGTCTTTCGGCGTGACTGTTTATCTCATCGGATGCAAGTCTTTCGTTCAACTCTTCCATCAATTTAACGGAAGTTTTCCCGGCCTTGCTAACTTCATCAATTAGACCGGACATATCAGCACCGGAATTTATATCAGCAATAACTTTGTTGATTGTTGCTGACATAGAATCCCATGACTCATTGCTCTTTTTAGCTAAAAGATTCGTTTTCGCCCATTGGTCTTCGCTTCTCTTTCCCATCAAATACATTACAAGTTCGTAATTATATCCGAACAACTGAACGGAATCGGATAAACTTCTAAATGTAAGTATTAACGCCTTGAACGCCTCAAGCAAAAGGACAGAAGAACCCTTTAGTGCTCCGTTTTCTTTTGCGAGTGTTACGAATTTATCAATAAGAACGCCGGTTACTTTTGCAATCGCAGCAATGGCGGGGGCGAAATCATCAATTAAAACGCCAATCAAATCTCCAAGCTTATCGTCAACAAGCTCACCCGCTCCAACAATAGCTTGAGACGTTTTCTTCCCTTCTGCTGCGGAGTCGTGAAGCTCTTGGGTAACTTTGTTCAATGCTTTACCAATAACGCCAAGCACTCCGGTAACAGCAAGTAAGGCTACTTCAGTTTTGCTTCCTTCTTTTGATGCTTCTTTTAGCTGATAAATAAATGAAACAAACTGACCAATCGATCCACCCATTCCGGCTGCAAGATTCTGAACGGCTTGCTTCAATCTTTCCTTTTGCTTTTTCGCTTCCTTCTCCGTGTCTGTAAGCTTTTCGTTTTCTTTTTGGTTTTGCTTTGTTGCTTCCGTGTTGGCTTTCGTGACGCCTTCTAATGCAAGAAAAACTTCTTTAGTTGCATTCAGAACATTAGCCAAAGCTTGCATTTGCTCACCTGAAAGCTTGGCATCTTCCCCAATCTTGAGGATGGCAGAGAAAAGTTTTTCAATGTTTTGGATTGCTGAACTTGAATCCGCTGTAATCTTTATTTTTGCTTCGTTGCTCATTTATTTTACCTAAAGAAAAAGGGTAGCTTGTTTGTGTTTTTATTTATGGCATGAGAAGGAGCCCAAACAAACTACCCTTATTTTAATTGTTGAGCTTAATTAAGCGATCGTTTCCATATTGCGAAGCTCGATCTTGATCATTGGAAGATCGTGAACGGTATCACGTTCAAGCTGGAAATTGTATGGTTGCTCAAGTGTTCCTTGCGTTGCTTGTGCGGTATCACCAATTGGCCTTGCGGCATAAGCTGTGATCTTTAAGCGTTGCTTAACTTCAGGATTTGTGTTGATGATTTCTCCAAGTTGAGTCATTACAATCTTGACGGTATTATCTTTATCTTCCCAAGCCGTGTTGAAATCATCTCGAAGATCGTTGTCATCCTCAAAATCCCATCCGGTTTGGAATGTAGCGGAGTGTTTCCCTGTCCTTGATGCTTTTACAGATTTCGTGCTTCCAAGTGCGTGCTTAAGATCGGTTGGAAAACTGATCGAATAATTTGCGTTCCTCATGTATTGATTGGTGTATTGGTTTTCTCCAAGCTCGATTGTGGAACTCAAATTTCCGTCTGGATTTCCTGGAACATCATTTAGCGTTCCAGCAGGCAATGAGATAGCTGGGATCTCTTGGAGGTATCGCCCCTTAAATCCCATTGTAATTGCTGGAGCATGAGGATCGTTCTCTCCCCATGCAAAAGCTAAACTTGTTGGAAATGCTGTATCGCCCTGTTGTGTTACTAGATCCATGTTACAAAGGATCGTCAATCCCTTGTCTTGGTTTTGATCCGTCAAAAATCTGTTACTTCGAACCGGGATGAAAACATGATCGTAACAACGTGTGTAAGCGCCTAATGCATTTCCAGAAATCGAAACAGGAGCAGATGAATCAGTCAGGTCATTGGAACCCCATCCAATTAGGTTTCTAATCGAGTTGGAAGCATTCGAACCGCTAGCAAACAAAACCTTCAAGTAAGTTGAATCGGAAGCAATCGTAAATTGTCCGGTCGAATCGTCGAATGTAGTGGTGTATGCCACACTTCCACCACCTCCAACGCTTGCGGCTTCCATTGCTGTATCAATTGCAGCACAAAGTTCTTCTGGAGTGTAATCTCCTAAAGCAACCGTCGCCGTAAGAATTGGATTGCCTGAATTTCCTTCTCGGAAATTGATATACTTATTCGAGTTGGTCACAGTAAAAGCCTGGACTTCGCTTTCGGTATGAAGAAATGCCATCGATAAAACCGTAGCCAATCCCTCGTAGTAGCAATCCATTGGAATGCTCGCTTCGAAAGATTGATTCTGTTTTCGCATAAATTGAGGTTCGCTTCCATACAATTGATCCGATGCTTTGCTTGGCTTGGATTCCTTGAGCCCTCCCGCCTTCATCGGAAAATACTTAAACGCATCCAGATCCGTGATCGCAGTTCCAAACGTGTCTTGAATTGCGAAAGCAACAAAATTATTTGCGCCTTGTCCGCTTGCCATATCAACCTACCTCTTTCTTCCTAGCCAGGATTATTAAATCGAACTCGCGTTCCGACACTCAAAACAATTTGACCAAGACTTATATATTGATCATTTCTTTTTTGCGTAATCCAACCTCCGCCCGAAAGCGCAGTGTAATCAAGTCCAGTCAAGCTCCGATTCATGTTCAAATTAGATCCGCCCCCTGTCCATGCGTTTATAATAGCACAAGCCGCGTCGAGACTTCTAATCTCGGCGTCTTCCTGTGATGGTCCAAGAGCTGCGATACAAATCAACATATCAATCCCCCATTCCTGGGAATAGTTATCACCTGCTTTCCTTGGCTTTTGGTGGGGCCAATTCAAAACGTCAATCATAATCATTGGGCATTCATCTTCTACAATATCATCGATCCCAATGGTTCCGCGTTTGAATTGCCAAACTGGATTTTCTACATCATAGTATGTTGCGTCATCTGGCGACCATGAATCGTTCCCGCGATCTTGCGCTAGCTCCAACACTTTTGCAGCAATATCGATCGACGACAAGTAAGCGAGTGCCCCTTTCCATATCCGCACAAAGTTTGCTTTGACATAGTTATTGTTAGTTGACATATCTTTAGTTTCCCTTCATGTTTAGCGCTAGTTGTTCAGCCAAATAAAAATCGGCCGCGCTTGTTCCGATTGCTTCAGTTTCCTCTATTGTCGGCATAAACTTCGGCTTCTTCGGTGAGGATGAAGAGGCGGTTTTCCCAGTCGGCGTTGAAGTTGTCTTGCAGCGCGCGCTGGTCGAGCACGACGGAATAGTTCTTTCGGGTTCCGGCACCGTAGATCCGTGCG